CCCAATGGTAAGAATTACTTGGCTTGATGCTAAAGACACAGAGACTGGGTGGCTGCCTTTGAAAGAAATTGTTGATGCGCCGTTGGCCGTGTGCCAAGAAGTTGGATACATGGTGGTGAATAATGATGATAAGATTGTAATTATGCGATCTTGGTGTATAGATAAGGATGATAATCATGGGGGTGGCGCAATAGCTATTCCAAGAGGATGGGTAAGAAAGATAGAGTATTTAAAAACTGAATATGCAACAAGATAATTTACCAGATATACATATTATAGAGGGAGGCGTTGGTAAACATTTACAGTTTACTGCACTTTTAGATGATTTAACTAGTCAAAAAAAAATTTCTATTATGTCAATTTGGCCAGAGCTTTTTAAAAACGACAAGAGAGTTGCTTTCTCTACTCCGTTACACATACCACCATTACATGATCAAACGCATGTTTTTTTTAAAAACTATTGGAATGTTTTTTATCATGAGCCGTACAGATCAAATTTTTTAAAAGGTGAGTCACATTTAATTGATTGGTGGAGAGATATGTATGAATTACCAAGACAAGATGAAAAAAGACCTAATTTTTTTATCAATGAAAGAAGAGAAAAAGAGTTAGAAAAAGATATAATTAAATTAGGAAAGTTTATTTTAGTGCAGTTTACAGGTGGACAAGCTGCAAAAATACAAAATTATGACACAGAAAACGCAGGTAGAAATTACAATCAAGGACAAGAAGTTGTAAATTTATTAAGAGAGGCTTTACCAGGTGTAAACATAATTGTTTTTGGGCACGATAATGAATACGAGCCCTTACTCAATACAATGGCTTTTAATAACTTTGGCGGAAATCCTAAGTTTGTAGACAAAATAGATTTTATGATATTGGCTAAGTATTGTGTATCGTTCATATCTATTGACAGCTCATTACAACATATGTGTGCAAATCAATCATTTAATAAAAAGGGTATAGTTCTATGGGGCACATCAAAACCAGAGATGTTTGGTTATGAACACAATACTAATTTAATATCGGAGTATCCATATTGTGTAGAAATAGATCCAAAAAAAATAGTAGATGAATTTTTAAAACAAGAATTATGAAGATAATAAACTTTGCTGCCTGTCCGTTGGTGCATACTAGCACTGACTTTAGATTATCTAGCAGAGAAGAATTTTTACTGCATGAGATGTCAGGTTTTGAAGACTTACATAATAAAGAGTATGGCACTGTTAATGTTTCTAAAAACAGTGCTTTACTTGAAAGTTATGGCATGGATAGGGTAAAAAATTTTATGGTAAACTTTACTAAAGATTTTGTAAAAAACATACTAAAAATAAAACAAGAATTTTATTTAACACAAAGTTGGGCAACTAAAAATGCGAAAGGTGCTAGACACCATGAGCATATACATCCTAACACTTTATTAAGTTGTGTTTACTACGTACAAGCGGATAGTGGTGAGTTAACAATCTCGACTGACCGTAATGGTTTATTTCCTAATTTTGATTTTAATTTTGAACTTGAAGAATTTAATAATTTTAATTCTAAGTCATGGACGTTTCAAGTAAAAACAGGGGACATGGTATTGTTTCCTGGTCATTTAAATCACTCATCAACACCTAATGAAAGTGATAACGATAGAATTGCAATAGGCGCAAATTTTTTTACAAGAGGCATCTTTGGTTCATACGAAAATACAGACTTGATAGAGATTAGATGAATGTTTTATCAATAGATACAGATTATGTTACATCCAATGTGCATTTTAATAATATTATAAATTATTTTTTAAATTATATAGACGATGTAGAACTACAAAATATTATTTTTTCTCAAGCACACTCAAATATTTTTTACATACTTGATCCGATTTTTAGAGATAATAAATCTGTAGACATTGTAAACATAGATCATCATCATGATATTTGGTATCCAGAGTCTCCTAAAAACTCGTTCAATTCATCTAATTGGCTTGGATTTTATTTAGAGAAGAAAAAATGCATTGATAATGTTTATTGGTTGGCAAACCACAATTCTGACAGAACTAATCATGACGATTGGGTTACGATAACATATGATATAGATGAGGTAAAATTTAGCAAATTTGATTACATATTTGTATGTAATTCACCAAATTTTTCTAATTCGTTAAGTGAAGCGGCTTTTAGTGCTCTTATAAATATTGTTATGCATACAAAAAAATGTGAAAAATTTGATTTTTTTAGGCCTAACTTAGCAAATCACATTACGAAAGGGATAATAACAAATGAATAAAGTTTTTATTGGCACGCCGTGTTATGGTGGCATGATAACTGCTGACTATTTTAAAAGCTGTATGCAACTTGTGGCTTTGGCTGCAAGTGAAAAAATAGAACTACAGTTTGGAACAATTGGTAATGAGTCATTAATTACTAGAGCTAGAAATACACTAGTACAATTATTTATGGATGGTGATTACACACATCTTTTGTTCATAGATGCTGATTTAGCTTTCAATCCAGAGTCAGTTATTAGAATGCTGCAGTTTAATAAAGATGTGGTGACAGGAGTGTATCCTAGAAAAACTATTGACTGGATAAAAGTAAAGAAAAGATTGAAAGAAAATCCAGAGAAGTCTGAGGATGAGCTGCTAGCTTCATCTTTGCAATATAATTTAAATGTAAAAAATCCTGATAAAATAGAAGTGCAAGAGGGATTTATTGAAGTTATGGATGGTGCAACAGGTTTTATGTTAATTAAAAGAAACGTATTTGAAAGAATGGCAACTACATACCCTGAGTTAAAATTTATACCAGATCAACATATAAATCAATCTCATGATAAAGAGTTTGACTATCACAAAACATCTAAATGGAACTACACATTTTTTGATACCATGATAGAGCCTCGAAGCAAAAGATATTTGTCTGAGGATTATGCTTTTTGCCGCTTATGGCAAAACATGGGCGGTAAAATATATTCTGATATATTAAGTGGTATGACTCACTATGGAAATTACTCTTTTAGAGGTAATGTAGCAACTCAATTTAAAACAAAATGAAAAAATATTATATTCTTGATAACATTATTAACAAAACAGAAAATTTTAAAATTTATAATAATTTAGTAAACACACCTTTGTGGACTTTAAATAGATCTTCAACTGATACAAATGATTTAGAATTATCTATTAATAATTTTCCAGGTATGCTTGTAGAACAAGAAGGACAAATTTATAGCCCTTACTTGTCTGGATACTTTCAATGTTTAACAGGTATGATTAAATCTGCATTTCAAGAACAATATAATTTTGACTTACCAGATAATATTTTTAGAATTCACCTAGGGGCAAAAAATAATAAAAGCGAAACACTTTTTCACTCAGATAGAATATAAGCCAGGTAGGTTTATTGTTTTTAAGTCTAATATCCTACATAACGGAGGTTTTGTGGCTAGCAACAATTTAGATTATTGGAGAATAAGTCTAAATATAATTTTAAATTAAGGTTTAATTTTTGTAGAATATGTTTAAAATAATGCGCCATGCAATTAGTTGATCTCAAATTTCGCCCTGGCATTGATAAACAAGATACGGCTTATTCTGCTGGAGATGAGCGTAAATACGTTGATTCGGATTTTGTAAGGTTTCATTATGGTAAACCAGAAAGATGGGGCGGATGGGTAAATTTACCTAATCCTAACGTAACAGTGGTTGGTGCTGTTAGAGATACACACTCTTGGATTGGATTAGATGGCACAAGATATTTAGGTCTTGGGACGGACAGAAAATTATACATTTTTTCTGAGGGTAAGGTTTATGATATTACACCAATAAGAAGAACCGCTAGTCTTTCAAATCCTTTTGCCACATCAAGTGGATCCGCAACAGTAACAGTTACTGATAATGCACATCAAGCTGAGGTCGGGGCTTTCGTAACTTTTGATAACGGCTCTGCTACTAACGTGGTAGATGGCATAGATTTTAACGCTGAGTTTGAAATATTAACTGTTCCATCAAGCAATACTTATACAATAAATGCAGGTACAAATGCATCAGGTACAACAGCGGCAGGTGGTGGTTCTACAGATGCAAGCTATCAAATAAATCCTGGTCCAACATCTTCAACATATGGATATGGTTGGGGCACTGAGACGTGGGGAGCTAGCACATGGGATACACCAAGATCGTCATCTAACGTAGTAGTTGCAGCGAGAAATTGGTCACTTGACAATTTTGGTGAAGATTTAATCGCAACTGTTTTAGACGGTGGCACATTTATTTGGGATACTTCTGGTGGTTTAGCTTCCAGAGCAACAGCTTTATCAAATGCTCCTACTGCATCAAGATTTAGTTTGGTATCCACTGACACAAGACATTTATTAATTTTTGGAACCGAAACAACTATTGGCAATACAGCCACTCAAGATGATCTGTTATTAAGATTTTCAGATAGAGAAGACGCTACAGATTATACGCCCGTTGCTACTAATGAAGCAGGTTCCCTACGTATATCTGATGGTTCTAGAATAGTTGGCGCTGTAAAATCATCAGGCCAAATTCTTATTTGGACCGACACATCATTACACGGATTACAATTTGTTGGAACTCCTTTTACTTTTGGTTTGCGTCAATTAGGAGCGAATGCTGGTTTAATAGCTCAACACGCTGCAATAGAAGTTAACGGTGTGGCTTATTGGATGTCAGACAACGCATTTTACTTATATGATGGTGTTGTTAAAAAAATGCCTTGCTCTGTTCAAGATTATGTTTTTGATGATTTAAGTTACACAAATAAAAACGACATTGCTGTTGGTTTAAATACAGCCTATAATGAAATTATTTGGTATTATCCATCTTCAAATGCTTCACAAATAGATAGAGCTGTAGCCTACAATTACTTGGAGGGAACTTGGTATACAATAAATTTAGCAAGGACCACATGGTTAGGTGCTTATGTTTATGAAAAACCAATAGCGACAGAATATGATTCTACAGCAACTGCTAACGCGACAACTATATTAGGACTTACTGCAGGAGCGTCTTCAATTTACGAACATGAATCAGGAAACAATCAAGCAGATGGCACAGCCATAACTGCATTTTTAGAAACTGGATCTGTAGAAATAGCAGATGGTGATCAACTCATGTCTGTAAGCAAACTCGTACCTGATTTTGATAATCTTGCAAACACTATGACTGCTAGGTTGACTTTGGAACAATATCCTCAATCTGCAGCTAATGTAACAACTAGTGGGACTATCACTAGCACTACGGAAAAAATAAGTGTAAGAGGACGAGGTAGAGCTGTAAAAATACGATACACAACTAATACCGTAGATGATACACCTTGGAGATTAGGCTCACAAAAATTAGAGATTAGAGCTGACGGAAGACGTTGATATATATCAAAGATAAAAGCATAACAGAAGTAGATTTAAAAAAATTAGAAGTTTTTAAGACTCATCCATTTTATCTATGGGGTGATAAAAACAGTGAAATACGTTGTGTAAATATTGCAACAGATCATCATATACCACTGAAAATTCAAAGTTATGTTTCTCACGACTGTAAATATAAAAATATAGAATTAGCTGAAATAATTACATATCCAACTGGAGTTTCTAAAAATTTTCATTTTGACACGCAAAGAGACAGCACAACTGGGACCTCTGTAACATTCTTAAATGATGATTTTATAGGGGGTGAGCCTGTAATAGAGGGTATAAAAATAACACCGATAACAGGTAGAACTTATTTTATAGATGGAAAAATGTATAAACACGGGGTATTAAATGTTATAAAAGGTTCAAGACAAACTTTAACAATATGGTACAATAATGGCTAAAATAACAATAACTAGATTACCAAACGCAACACCAGAGTATGATCCTGCTCAGTTTGACCAGATGATAAGATTATTAGATCAATTAATATTATTGTTAAATACTAACTACCAACAAGATTTAAAACAAGAGCAAGAGTCGGAGGCTTTTTTCATTGGCTAATACGTTTAAAAGTGCAATGGTTGACATGACATCTACAGATTTGACAACCATATTAACGGTGCCTACTGCCAATCCTGGTGCAACACCACCTGTGCCTCCTACGACTGATGTTGTAAAATCAATTTTAATTTGTAACGATTCAGGTAGCACTACGCTTGTAGACCTAGAGGTAGTTAGATCTTCTGCTACCTTTGAATTGTTTAAAGCTAAAAGTGTAGCTACAAACACCACTACGGAATTGTTATCACAACCTCTCGTATTGCAAGAGTCTGACGTATTAAAAGCACAAGCTAACGCTGCTAATCAAGTTCATATAATTGTGAGTTTTATGGAGGTCACAAAAGGTCAACTTTAGAAAGGTATATTATGGATTTACAATCATTATTTATAACCCCTGTAATGATCACGGAGGTTAAGGGCCACGGTCATTTAATCGACAGATTATATGAGTTAAAAGCAGAGGATGAAAAAGGAATGCCTCGGTCAAACGTAGGAGGGTGGCATAGTCATGATGAACTTTATAAAGACGAGGAATTTAGAAGCACCGTGGGTGATATTTTATACAAAGCAAAAGAATGCTTTAACCATTTAGATGTACAAGATAAATATGTTCCAGAAATGACAGGTTTGTGGGGCATGATAAATCCACCAGGATCTAGGAATAATATACACACACATCCATACAATTACCTATCTGGAGTATACTATCTAAAAGTGCCTTCTAAAAGCGGTAATTTGGTGTTTCTAGAGCCTAAACCACAAGCAGAGGTGTTATCACCTCCAAAGAAAAAAGACGCCTCTATACACCTAGCTCATAGCGTTGATTATGAACCAAAAGAGAATTCCTTGATTTTTTTTCCATCATGGTTACAACATGAGGTTAAAATAAATACCTCTAATGAAGATAGAGTTATTTTAAGTTTTAATATAAACTGGAGTAAAAATGCCGATAATTAAAAACGCAGAACAAATAGGTACTATGACTCTTGAGGATGGTAGAGTCATACCAAAATATAATGTCAAGACAGAAACGACCTTAACCAATATTGATACAGGTCAAGAGTACGAGAGTGAAGAGGCTATGCAAGCTGACATAGATGATCCAAACACTTCGACAACTGCAGATAAAATTAAAAGAGATGTCAAAGTATTTGCTCCATCATTAAAAGATATGTTAGGTCAGACTCCTAAATAGTGTCAAAAATATTTGTTCAAGAAAATTTTTTTGATAAACAAATATACGAAGACATTGTAAATCAAATGATTAATACTGAATATGATCCACCAAGCGTGGATTATAGAAAAGCTCTTGAGGGATCTTTTTGGCACAAACATGAATTACCTCAGGGCTGTGAATTACAAACAGAAATAAAAAAATTAATAAAAAATTATTTTAATCATGAAGTAAAAGAGTTTGTCTCTCCCACACTTTACACTATGGTTGGGGCCTCTGATAAACCTAGACCTCATGTTGATGAGGCAGGTAAACCAGAATTCCAATGTATAATCTACATGCACGGACCTGAATCGATTAATAATGGCACAGGTTTTTATAGTGAAAATGAATTAAACATTCATGTTGGTTTTAAACCAAACAGAGCTATATTTTTCTCTTCTGATGTATACCACACACCACTTCAGTGGAATGGTAACGGATCGTTTAGATATTCAATATGTAATTTTTTTACGTAGATTTTTTACAGTCACAATCATCAGGACAATGATTTGACGCATCTTTCATGTGTCTTTCAAAATCTCTTTCAACGGCTAATAGCCTTTCATGGTATCTGCTCACCTTATCAGCAAGGACAGCAATAGCTTTTAAATAGTCTTGTTCAGTCATAATATCTCCTGTGATTGTTAATTTTGGTGAGAACCTAATGTAAGCATATTTTTCGCGTCTGCAATAGTATTTTTTAAAATTGTTTTCTTGACAAAATTTTGATATAAATACTTAAAGAAAGCATGAGCAAAACATTTGTAACTGGCAAGATTATAAAAAGGTATGAAATACCTTTAGAACAAATAAAAGAATTAAATGACGCATTTGATGAAAGAAAAAAAAGTCTTGAAGACAAAGGACCTAAATTAGCTGGTAGAATAGATACTGAATTGTCATCAATAAATTTTGTACCTGAATTGCCTATCATGGAGACAATAAAAAGAAACATGAATGATTACATAGTATCATTAAACAATTTTGATTTAACCGATAATCCAATTTACGATTTAAAAATATTGTCCATGTGGATCAATGATATGCAACCTCATGAGTATAACCCACCACATGTGCATCACGATAGAACAGGTTGGTCAACAGTAATGTTTTTAAAAGTTCCAAACTTTATAAACGATCTTAAACACAAACATAAATTTAGAGATGGTTCATTAGGTTTTTGTCTTCCAAATGATGATGTAAAATTTTTTGAACCTGAGGTTGGACATTTTTATATTTTTGAAGCCTCTCACATGCATTTTGTTTTTCCTTACAAAACTAACGATAAAGATCCAACTAGAAGATCAATGTCTTTTAATTTTATTATAGACAAATGATAGGTAGTAAAAAAATACAATTTGTTGCAAGTAAAAAAAATATGGTAGATGTTTGGCCACATCCCAAACCGTCTACACAATTTATACCTGATGAGTATAAAAAAATGCCAAGACATAATGAAAAAAATTTACACAATCCTACTGTAAAAACATGCATGCCCTTTTTGGATTCATTAATTGCTGGTTATATTATACCTTTTGATCAAGACTACGTAATAGATCCAAGCACAGAAGTAGAAAAAGACACTAATAAAGTAATACAAAAATTTGATATATCTCCAGCAAACGGAGAACAAGATGATATTGGTTTTCACGACATAACTCAATTACCTGTTTCTTGGAGAGAATCTCATGGAGATAGAGCTGGTAAATTTATTAACAAATGGTTAATAAAAACACCTCCAGGTTATAGTTGTTTATTTTTAAAACCAATGAATAGATTAGAATCAAGATTTGATATAATATCAGGTATTGTGGATACAGATACGTATATAAATTTAATAAATTTTCCTTTTTTAGTAAAAGAAAAGGAACAGTTTCTTGTAAAAAAAGGCGAGCCTATGGTACAGGTTATACCTTTTAAAAGAGAGTCATGGAAAATGTGGTCTGGTTTTTATTGGGAAAAATTACATAATAAAACCCTAAGCTTGCTTAATAGTGTTTTTATTGATAGATACAAAACAATGTTTTGGAGAAAGAAGAGTTTTAAATGATACTACAAGATTATATTTTAGAAATTGAAAACGTAATACCTGACAACATTTGTGACGAAATCTGTGACAATGGTATAACTGATAGTAAGTCTTTTGAGAAAGCATTAATACACGATGGTATTTTAGCTGAAAATAGAAAATGTCTAGTAAAAGATATAAATGAAAAATACAGCTCTGCGCTTTATAAAGCTGTTGATACTGTTTTAAACAAATACAAAGATGCTCATCCGAGTTTTCATACTGGTATGACCGTGCAAGATTCAGGTTATGATCATTTAATTTATAACAGTCAAGAAAAAGCAGAATATAAAATACACATAGATTCTGCTGATCATCAATTTAGAGTTCTTAGTATATCCATAACTTTAAATGATGAATATGAGGGTGGTGATTTTGTATTCTTCGATGACTCCTCTTATAAAATAAAAACAAAAAAAGGCACTGCCATAGCTTTTCCAAGCAATTTTTGTTTTCCACACGCAGTCACTCCAATAACAAAAGGCATTAGACAAGCAGTAATAACATGGATACTTTAGAAAAAAACAAATATAAATACGTTAAGAATATAATACCAAAAGACATTGTAGAGTTTTTATCTGGTTGGAGTTTAAAAAACTTTAAATTAAACGGAGATAGTCAAGCTCCGCATTCATCTGTTCATCACTCTAATCAATCAGAAATATATCGGCACATAATTCATTATTTATTACCAAAGATGCAAGAAGAATCAGGGTTAGAATTAAAACCAATCTATTCATATAATAGAATTTATCTACCTGGGTCGGATTTAAAAATTCATAATGATCGACCATCTTGTGAAATAAGTGCATCAATTACTCTAAAGTATCATTACGAAGATAAACAATATAGGTGGCCCTTATTCATGGGTGATACACCCTTAATAATAGAAACAGGTGATGGTGTTATATATAAAGGCTGTGATATACCTCATTGGAGACCTGTTTTTGCGCAACCAAAAGAGTGTTGGCATCATCAATTATTTGTACACTATGTAGATAAAAATGGTCCTTACAGTGATTTAAAGGAAGAGGTAACTATGGACGATTTTAAATTTAATAAGAATCAACACGGTAAACCTAATATAGGTGTTTAAGAATAATTAGGGTCGTAATCTTTCCAAGTTTTACCACTAGCATTTGTTGTGCCATTAGCTTCATCATCACTTACAGCGGCTTCATAATCTAATATGGCTTCTTGTATTTGAAGCACTCTAGCTTCTGCCCAAGTAAGCAAAGCTGCAATAGTTGTAGATCCAGCTGAATCGCTTGTAGCATTTAAAGGTGTATTACCAGTCATCATGCCATCAGAGTCTTTATTTTGTATTTCATTAGGTCCGATACTATTCCATACTACATAATGAATTGTATCTGGTAGCCATGAGTCATTCCAATTTTTACCTTTATCGGCCCAATCTATGTGAAAATTATCATCCACTGTAATGTGACTTTTATTTCCAATTACAATTTGTGTTGCCATTAATATCTCCTAATGCTTTATAATATAGTTTACCACCACAAAAGGCGAAAATGAATTATTTCCAGCCGCTGTCACAGCACCTGTTAAGGTTGTAGTAATGTTACCAGTTAATGTTCCAGATAAAGTATGAGAGTGATTGTGACCTGTACCAGAACCTGATGGCTGTGCAATACTAGTATTGTATGAAGGAACTCTTCTTGCCTGAGGACCAGGTATTGAACAGTTACCTTGAACAAATCTTTGACTCGTACCTCCTGATGGATTTGTTTCAGTAAAAGGCACAGTTGCTAATCCATGTGTATGTGAAGCTAATTGTGCTGTTGTCAAAGAAGTGTTTGAAATACTACCAGTAATAGTCACAGATTGGTTTGTAGCATTTGTTGCAGCTTGGTTATTAGTTACAGCAACAGTAACTGTGTTAGCTCCACCTGTGCCTGCTAAATTATATGTATTACCATCAAAACCTTGTGGCATCTTACCTTGTAAATTAGGCACAGCGAATGTTGTTGATCCATCGCCTGCGCCGTATGTAGTGCCAATAACACTAAACAAATCTGCAAAAGTTGTTCTAGAAACGGCTGAGCCGTCACATAATAAATATCCGTCTGGAGCAGTAGCTTTTGTCCAAGGCTTAATAGCCCCTACTTCACTTCTGTTTACTATATCTTGTAAGTTAGCCATAATTAATCGTTATACTTTAATAACCAACCGTTGTCACTGTCATAAAACACCAACGCTATAGCAGCACGGTTAGTTGAAATTGTTAAATCTGATGTCGCCCCTTGTATTTTAGAACCATTTCTTGCAACAGTAATATTGTTAGTACCAGATGTACCATGTGAATCGATTATTTTAACTTGATTACCAATTGAAGGAGATGAAGGTAAAGTAATTTCTACCGCACCACCAGACGTATCAACAAATATGTTGTCTCCATCTGAGGCTGTGTAGTCACCACTTTTTTCTATCCAAGACTCACCTAAACCAGCGAGTGTAAAAATATCATACCAGTTTGTTCCATCAGTAGAGACTAATCTGTATTTACCATTTGTAATTGTAACTGTGTTTCCTGAAGCGCCTAATCTTGCAGTTACATCAGCACCACCAGAAATGTTATTATATAATCCGTAAGTTTTTTGTGTAGCTGGAAACTGTACAATGTGTGTAGTAGAAATAGTTCCAGAAAAAATTATTTGGTTTTGTCTAGCTTCGTTATTAGACTGAGTTTGTGGCCCATCGTTATTTGTTAAAGTTGTGGGTCCTGTGCCAGAGAGAGTTTTTGCATAAACACCAGCAATAGCAAATTCAAATACTTGTGAAAAGTTATTATTGGTAATAGTACCCCAAGTTCCAGAATTTTCTCCTGTGGTTTGCAGCTCTATTCTTAAACCTGTCGAATAAGTTGATGCCATTTAATCTCCTAATTTAAAATTTAATGATTAATTTAAAGTTTGTCAAAACTTTTATGCAGCTTTATGAACTTCCGTCCAGGTTATTCCGCTGTTTGAGTCATCTACTCGTGACCAGAAGGTCCCTTGTAAAGTACCAGTTGCACTTGTAACAGAAACTCCTGTTATTGTAAAGACTACATCTGTTCTAATATTAGGAACTCCAGTGCTAGATTGAACATTATTACCTGTAAATGCATAAATTGATGCTTGTTCGGCGTCACCTAAAGATGATGTTAAAGCATTACCTGATGGTGTGACATCGGCATTTGCAGCAACAGTTACGTCATTCGTGGATATACTTAATTCGTTACCTGTTGCGGTCACAGAAGAGGTGCCTGAAATACTACCATCTCCAAGCGCAGAGGTTACAGAATTTCCAGTAAGTGTTACATTTGCGTCACCAGTAATTGTAAAAGATCCTAAACCAGGTGTAATTACGTTTCCTGTAGGAAAAGCCGTTTTGCCTATTGCAATAGATACTGTGCCTATACCAATATCTAGTTCTGGTTCTGAGGCTGCTACAATCGTTAATTGTGAATCTCCAGATATAGAAAATGTTCCTATTGAAGAAGTTGAAGATACGCCAGAAACAAAAATAGATGTGCCTGGAGTTGTTGTGGATGCAGTTAAAGCATTACCAGAAGGAACTATATTAACATCAATATTAACAGTAGGATCACCTGCAGTAACGGATAATTGATTACCTGATAATGCGTATGATGATTGAGTTGTGCCCCACAAATTATCTGACCAACCAAGAGATACACCACTGTCTCCAGCAACACCTCTGTTCCATCCTGATTGTGCTAAAGTCTCAACAGACTCGTCACCTATAGAGGATGTTAAAGAATTACCTGTTGCTGTAACAGCAGAGGTTCCTGTAACAGTTAAAGATCCAAAAGATGAAGTTAATGCGTTTCCTGATGCACTGACCTCTGCAACACCTGTTCCAACCGCTGTTCCTGTAGATGAAGTTGTTCCTATCCCCGTTAGGGTAATATTACAATCACCTGTAAGTGTAAGCGATCCAAATGAAGATGTTAGGCCATTACCTGTAGCGTCTACGGGTGCAAAGGTATCCCAAGCACCCGAATTCCAGGTTTGTCGGCCCCATCCTTGAAGAGAGGCCATATTTTATCTCCTATGCTATTCTTAAAATTGCAGCAGTTGCTTCAGCAGCAGGAAACGTAATTGTAAACGTACCAGCGGTTGAAGTTTTTACAGCACCAAAATCAAGAACACAAACAGCTGCGTTAGTTGTTAAACCAGATACAGTAGAGCTGTTATAAATAACAGCGGCTTGTGCAGAAATAGTTGCACTTGTAAATGATATATCACTAAAATCGCATACAGCTGCATCACCAGATAAAGTTGGAGTAACAGAAGTTAATGCCCCTCCGCCCTCAGAATAAGTACCTGATTCTCTTCCTTTTCTTTTCTCT